ACCCCCCGCCGATGCGGCGGGGGAGAGAGGGCAGTCCAGTTGGCTGGTCGGGGGTATCAACCGCGCGGTGAAGCGGCTGCGCGTTTCGCAGCTGCGACGATTGGGCTTTCCTTTGCCAGCGGCAGGACCAACGATGGCGGTGCGGCAACGATATCTCGGGCGTCCGCAGCGGCGCTGGCGCGCTCCAGCACCAGCCTGCGCAAGGCCTCGGGTGCGGTGCCCTCGCGCAGCGCTTTGGCCGCGTCGATGGTGATCCCAAGGCGGCCCGCCTGTGCCGCGATCTCTGTGATTTCCGCCGCCGCTTCGCGCAACTGCGCCGAGAGCTCAGCCAGATTGCTGGTCTGGGCGGCGGTCTGCGTGGTGATCTGCGCTGGGGCAGGTGCCACAGCAGCGGGAGCGTCAGGTGCAGTTGGGGCCGGGACCGGAGTAGCAGGCAGGTCGTCGGCGGCATCGGTTTCACCATCGTCAATATCGGTTACTCCGATCTCGGTGTCTTGCGGGCTGTCGTCGGGGTCGTTCTCGGTGGCCATGATTGCCTCCTGTCTGGGTTGGGTTGACTTGCGGGACTGAGTTGCCGCCACGCGCTGGCTGCGCGTGGGCGAAAGGATCGGAGTGCGTGCCAGCATCTGGCGGAAGGCGGCAAAGCCCCGGGCCAGATCGGTGACTTCATCGGCAAGGCCCACGGCGACGGCATCGACCCCGCGATAAGTCGCGGCTTCGGTCGCCAGAGCTGCCTCCTGGCTAAGCCGCCCAGCGCGCCCGGCGGCCACGGTTTCCGCGAAAAGAAACCGCAACACATCGATCTCGCGCTGAATGTCGTCACGCACGGCTTCGGGCAGGGGCTGGTAGGGATTGCCATCAACTTTGTGCTGACCTGAATGCACCAGCGTCACGCGCACCCCATCCTGATCCAGTTGGCCGCTCATATCGGCATGCAGCACGACGACCCCGATGCTGCCAAGCGCACCGGTACGCGGCAGCAGGATGCGATCAGCCTGAGATGCCAGCGCATAGCCCGCCGAGAAGGCGTGTTCCGCGATGAAAGCCCAGACTGGCTTGCTACCCCGAATGGCACGAATGCGATCTGCGAGGTCAAAGACGCCAGCGACCTCGCCCCCGAAACTGTAAATTTCCAATGCAAGGCCGCGAATGGCCGGATCATTGGCCGCCGCTTCGATCTGCGCGGCGATCCCCTCATAGCTTGTCTGGCCTGAGGATTGGCCGATCCAGCCACCGCGATGGATCAGCACGCCAGAAATCTCGATCACGGCAATCCCGTCCACCACCGGATAGGGCGCATCGCCATGATGGCGCAGGCTTTCGGTCAAACCACCGGCCAAAATGGTGGCTCGCGCGGGCAGGGCGATGGTGCCATCTGCGGTTTCGCTGCCGTCCACCATCTCGACCCGACGCCCAAGGATGCGCGGCCCAAGGCCGGACAGAAAGGCCATGGCCTTGGAGGGTTCAACCAGCAGCGGCGTGTTGAAAGCGCGCGCGGCAATACGGGCATGGAGCATCAGGGCTGGTCCTCGGTTTCGCGCGGACGATCTTCCGCCGCAGCTTCTGTGTCGGTGTCGTCGTCGCTCTCCGGCACCGCCGTCACGCCCTGCGCGAGCGACCCCGGACGGCGGAAATCGAGGCCCAGCGCACGCTCGCGCATCCGCTCCGCCGCAATCTCTCGGTCGACCTGCTCGGCGTCATAGCCCCGCTCGGCGATGGCTTGGGTGCGGGATTTCAGGCCTGCTTCGATCTGTGCGATCTCGGCATTGGCGTCCTTGAGCGGATCGACCCAGTCCCATTTCGTGGGGAGCCAATCGGCGGTGAGCAGCCTAGATCGGTTGGCCTCGTAGCCGGGCAGGATAAGGGCACCTGACAGCACCGCCGCATCCATCCAGCGCGCATAGACGGGTCGGCAGAGTTGAAAAACCATGACCGAATGCTGCCAAGCCGAGACGCGGCGGCGGAACTCGATCAGGGCGAGGCGCGAGTTGGAGAAGTTGCCCTTCACCATGTCATTGGCGATGTAGGGATAAGGAATGCCCAGCGCGGCCGAGATCTGCAGCAGCGTCCGGTACTGGAAAGGCTCATAGGTCGCGCCGCTGTCGGCAGGTTGGCCCACGGTGACGTCTTCGCCCGGATCCAACCGCACGATCTGGCCGGGGCTTATTTCGACACCGGCTGGTCCGTCCTCGTCCTCGGGCGGGGCAAGGGGGTTCTCCGGCGCGGGCGAGGTCACGAACATCGCATACATCGCCGCGACCTTTTTGCGGTCGAGCTCGGCATCGTCGTACTGATCGAGCAGGAACAGTTTCACGATGGCGGGGGCCAGTTTCGACACCCCGCGCAGCTGGCCGCCCTCGACCGGGTCGATGACATGGATCACTTCCGCGGCGGGAACGCGGACGATCTCGCCCGCCAGCCCTGGATCGGTGCTGTCGCCTGGATGGCGGCGCAGGAAGTGATAAGCGACGCGGCGGCCGATCCGGTCGAATTCGATGCCCTGACGGATGACGTTGCCGTTCGCTGCCGTCCCAGTCTGTTCCAACGGCAGCATCTCGGCCGGCAGCATCTGCAGTTGCAGGGGCACGCTCAGCCCATCGCCCGCGCGGCGCATCCGGATCCGGAAGAACACCTCGCCTGCCATGAACACCTCACGGGCGGCGCGGCGCTGGAGCCCGTAGAAATCGGTGAGTCCCTCCGCGTCTGCATCGTCGGTCCAGGCGAGCCAGAGGCGCTGCAGCTCTTCCTTGCGTGCGGCATCGCCGATTTTCGAGATCGGCTTGATCCCGTCGCCGACGGTGTTGGCGGCCCAGCTTTCGACCGCATTCACCGCATAGCCGTTGTTGCGCACAAGCCAGCGGGCGCGGGCGGTGATGTCGGGACCAGCGGCTGCAATCAGCGCGTTGACATGCGCGCGCGTCGCGCGGAACCCGCGCAGGCGGCGGTGATGCTGGCCTGCATCGAACCCGCCGATGAAGGCCCCGAGGCGCTGACGCCAGTTCATTGCGCCGCCCATCACAGATCCTTCACAGCGAACGGACGCAGCACCCGCCCAGCGCCACGTTCTAGCTTGGCGATGCGGCGCTCAATATCGCCGATTGCTGCGGCCAGTTCCGCGTCCGAGCCGTAATTCACGGTCTTACCGTCATAGCTGACCGACCGCGTACCGCTCGTAGCGCGCGGCCAGCAGCGCGCTGTGGCGGGAGTTTCAGGTCATCGAGGGTCATCAATCATTCCATGTATCTAGGCGTGCTGATCTTCCAGCCGCGCCGCCTCGGCGTTGTCAGTTGCCCGGCTTGCGGCGCTGTTGGTTTCTCAGGCTCGGGGTTGGGCGCCGCAGTGATCGTCTCGACCCCGGCCTGCTTCTCGAGTTGCCGCCACATCCGCTCATCGAAGCGGTCCGCGCCGAGGATCCACGCCGCGGCACGGGCATAGATCCTTGTGTCGAGGGCCTCGTTGCGCTCGCGCATCTTCTGCCATTCCTGTCGGGCATAGCCACGCTTGTCGCGGATCGTGACCAGCTGCTCGGCCACCAGCTGCTTGAGCCATTCGCTGTCGGCCCAGTCGGGCAGATGGATCGTCCCTGCGGGGATCGGCGCGTCCGGCTCGGACGGGAGCTCGATACGCAGATACCGATAGGTCTCGGCCTTGAATGTGGCCGTGGCCACCGTCCAGAGCCGCGCCCCGCGCTTGAGCTTGCGGCCATTCACCGTCGCATCGACGAAGGTTGGCCCCGACACAGGTGTTGCGCGGTTGAACCCTTCCATGCCCTTCACGGGTGCGACCTGCGCGATGCCCTGCTTGCGAGACCAGGCATAGACGGCCGCCGCCTCATAGCCCGTATCGATGGCGAGCTTCGCCAGCGTCATTACCGCGCCGTGCTCATGGACCCATGTCTGCCCCAGCAGCGCGGTCAGCTTGTCCCAGCACGCCGGGTCATCCGGTCCACCCGGAATGACGATGTGATCGACCAGCCAGCTTGTCCCACCCCGGCCCCAGGCCCAGATGTCGACCTCGATCCGGTCCTTCTGCACATCGGCACCCGCCGTCAGGAACAGCCCACCTGCCGGGATCTGCGCCGGGAAGGTAAAGCGCCGATCCGCCAGCCGCTGCCATTCCGGCGCCTCGCCGCTCTCGACCCATGTCTCGCCCAGTAGCGTGTTGCGCGCGGCGCGCAGCATCTCGTCCGAGCCCTGCGCCGCCAGCCAGTCCCGTGCGATCTGCTCCCAACTCTTCCAGCCAATCGGCGAATAGAGGGCAGACAAGTGGAACCCGATCGCATGTGGGTTCGCAGACACTGCCGTCGCCCGCCATTCGCCGCGCGCCAGCATCTCTGTCTTGTGGTGCTCGGCGATGGGCTTTTCGCAGCCTTCACAGTGATACATGGCCGTCTCGGGCTTATCCTTGCCCCAGCGCAGCCTCTCGAATTGCAGCCATTGCTGGTGGCCACAATGCGGGCAGGGCACGAAATACCGCCGCTGATCGCTGGCCTCGAACTCCCGCTCGATGCGCGACAGCCCGCGCACCGTGGGCGTCGAGACCATGAACACCTTGCGCCGATGCGCGAAGGTGGTGGTGCGCGCCTCGGCCAGCGTGACCGGGTCGCCTTCCTCATCCGCCGAGGCCGGATAGGCATCGACCTCATCCAGAAACACATAGCGGGCGGGCATCGAGCGCAGACCCGTGGCCGAGTTCGCGCCGGTCAGCACCAGAATGCCGCCCGGGAATTCCTTGGACAGCATCGAGTTGCCAGCATCACGCGAGCGGGCAGGGCTCACGCGCTCTTTCAGCGCCGGGCTGTCCTCGATCAGCGGATCGATCCGGCCCCGCGACGTGCGCTTGGCCATCTCGACCGTGGGCAGCACCGCCAGCATCGGGCCCGGCGCGTGGTGGATCACGAAGCCGATCCAGTTGTTGCCGGCTTCCGTCGCGCCGACCTGCGCGGCCTTCATGAACGAAACGCGCTGCGCCGGGTGGCTGGGCGAGAGTGCATCCATAATCGCGCGCAGGTAGGGCGCGCGGGCCGTGCGATAGCGCCCGGGTTCAGCTGCTGCGCGGGAGGATAGCCAGCGATGCGCGTCCGCCCATTCCGAAACGGTCAGATCAGCATCGGGCCGCATGCCACGCCGCCAAGCGCGCAGCACATCCTCGGCCCCGTCAAAGCCGAGATCCAGATCCTCGGTCAGGTCGTTGTCGTGTTCTCCTTCATGCAAGGCTGACCCGGAGGTCGGCCAGGGCGTCGAGCTGCTCTCGGACATGGGTTTCCAGCACCCTTTGCAGGATCGCAGTCTCGATTGTCACGGGCACCCCCGATGCCTTCTCCATCTCTGCGGATAATTGCGCTGTCATCAGCGCCGCCACGCGGGTGGGCCAGGTGACCCATGTGTCGCGTTCTTGCCGCGCAAGGCGAAACACCAGCGCCTCAGTGCGCGCGCGGTCGACCAGAACGCCTTTCTTGCGCTGGATCGACAGCTGCCGTTCCTGCGCCTGGTAGACGGTCAGCGCGGTGCGGGCCTTCAGATAGGAGGTGCTGTCACCGGGCCCGGAAACGCCGCTGCCGCCAATCCCCGCACCGTCACCACCCGCGCCATACCCGCCGCGCGAGCGCAGCTGCTGATCGGGATCTGTCATCATCCCACGCCGCGCATCCGAGGCGGCTGCGTTTATCGATCCATCTGCAAACAGGACCAGCCGACCGTTCTTGCGCGCCTTCTGCACCGCCCCGCGCGACAGGCCGGAATGGGTGGAATAGGCGCGCTCAGATAGACCTTCCATGGCGCTGTGATTTTCCTCAAGGCATTGGAACTAAACGGAAATGCTCTGCTTATTCAGTTGATTACACTTCCCGAAAGAGCGACTCTGTGGACAGGAAAACGGGTGCATCGCATCCCCAAAGCCACCGCAAGGAGACAAGACCATGGCCATCGCAATCCCCTCCGACACGACCCGCATCTTCATCGACCGCGCACGCTTCGTTCAGGCCATGAGCACCGCCACGCTGCAGCGCCACCTCAATGACCAGAGCCTGAATGCCGAGGTCTTCGAGATGGCCGGCCGGGTCGGAATCGACTGCCTGACAATCGAGCTGGCGGATGTCGTCCCGGTCCTGAAGCAGCACGGGCTCATCTGAGCCCGCGCGCGCCCAAACCATCCGGAGCAAAGCCATGCCACGCCGCACAAAAACCGATCCGCTTGCCCAGCGCGATGCCCTGATCCTCGAGATCGCCCAGCGTCAGTTTCGCCTCGAGACGCTGGAGACCCGCAACTGGGACCGGCTCTATTTCCACTATGTCGCTGTCTGGGCGATCCGCGCCGCGCTGGAGGAAGCCTTCGAGGCCGGACACCGCGCAGGCCGTGCTGAAACTGAACTTAGGCCTGCATCATGAGCACGCGCGCGCAGATCGCCATCGAAGTGGGCCCCGGAGAATGGGCGCATGTTTACACCCATTATGACGGCTACCCCGAACACATGCTGCCTGCGCTGGCACCGTGGACGCCTGAGGACATCCTCGCCGCCAGAGAAATCCGGCAGGTCCGCGCCGACAGGATCGAAGCCTTCGAGAAGCCCCGCGACCCAGTGATCCTGCCGCGCCCGACCTGTCAGTTCTGTCATCTCTACGTCTGGCAGGACGGGGGATGGATCGAACTCGATCCAGAAACCCACGTCCCCGAAGGAGCAACCCCATGATCCCCAATTGCCTTTCCGAGGGCGAAACCCTCGGCGACGTTGCCCGCCGCGAATGTGCCATCGGGTTTGACCTGCGGTTTTGCCGCAGCGTCGCCGTGTCCGAACATGACCGCGACACCGAAACCTGCGACCCGACCGAGGCGGAGTTCGCCACGCTTTACGCGCTGACCGATCTGGGCGAGGCCATCGCAATCCATGATGCCAGCCTGACCAGCGCTGGGGCCGATGAGGTTGCCACCATCGCCCGCGCGCTGTTCGTGGCCATCGTCAATGCCCGCCGTGACCCGCCCGACGCCGCCCAGCGCTTTGATGCCGAACAGGCGGCGCTGACCGATCCGGATCGCATCGCCTGAGCCAAGGCGGTGCGATCATAAAGCAATGATATTGCTCTGAATTGCCTACGATAATCGGCGAGCTGGAGCGATGGTTGTCACAGCAAAACGATGCAACTTACCCAAAGGACCACCGCCATGGCGCACCCCATCCTGCCCAGCCGCAACCCCGACCACGGCTTCTTCGGCACCCTGACCACTTGCCCGCAGCGCGACCGCCGAAGTGTGGAGGTCTGGGTGCTGGCCTCGACCCTGATCGCCACCGCCATCCGCGCCAATAGCGAAGACGAGATGATCGGCATCCGCGATTTTCTCGACAGCCGCATGGGCCGCCAATTCGCCGACGATGTGGTCGGCAACATGGTGGGCTGCAACATCGACAGCGAAACCGCGATCAAATCCTCGATCCGCACATGGCAGGACTGGCGTATCTCGCGCCAGCTTGAGCGCGACGAGGGGATCCCCGCAGGGCTGCCCTACCTGACTGGCTGGGTTCAGCATTTCGCAGTCGCCGCCGCAATGGCCGAGAGCGACTGATCATCCCTGACACCCCATTCCATGAAGGGAGGCCAAGATGCCCAAACTCACTGACACCCAAACCATCGTCCTCAGCCGCGCGGCAACGCGCCCCGGCAACCTCGCTATGCCACTGCCCGAGGGGCTGAATGGCGCCGCAGCGAAGATGGCCGTTACCGCGATGATCAACCGCGGCTGGCTGGAAGAGGTCGAGGCCAACCTGCGGCGCGGCGAGCCGATGTGGCGTGAAACCGGCGACGGCCACGGCACCACGCTGATCGCGACTGAGGCCGGGCTGCAAGCCATCGGGATCGAGCCCGTGGCGGCCAGCGCCGTTTCCAGTGCGCGCAAGGGGAAGCCGCAGAAGGACGCGGAAGCCGTGCCAACGACCGGGGAGACCGACGCGCCAAAGCCCGTCGCCATTCGCGTCGGCACTAAGCAGGCGCAGATCATCGCCATGCTNCAGCGTCCCNNGGGCGCGACGGTCGCCGAGATGGTCGAGGCCACCGGATAGGCTGGCCCATACCGTCCGACGGCTCGACTCTCCGGCGACCCTCGAAGAAGAAGACTTGGGCTGCCCATCACGGCCGAAAAGGCAGTAGGCAGGGGGACGGTGTATGGGCTTCAGTGGCGGGATACCAAGCCGTGAACTGCAACTCGAGACTTATTAGATGGCCTTCGCCGCGTCCCGACACTTTTCGCAGAAGGATAGAACATCCAACTCTACGATACTTTCCAGCGAGCCATTCGTGCTTAGCGCACAGAAGACAAAGATATGCCTATCGGCATCAATTCTGAAATTCATTGCGGAGGGGTGGCGATGCTTCACCTTGTTCAGCGCTTTTTCAAGGCTGATGTCGGTAATCAACGCTGATGCAGGAAGAATTGCATTTCCCGGAGCCGCAGTGATGCAGGCAACGTCGGATGGAGATGCATTCGGTTTTGATCGACCAGAAACTGCCGCCATGGAATTCGCGAAATTCGAGCTTGAATAGTTCGGGTCAACTTTGCGGCTATCCCGAATGCGCATCAGCTCACCGATAACATGATCGAAGCAGATCATTGCTTCTTCACTTGCCTTGCCAGCTTGCTGAAGCTGATTACTCTGCCAGCGACCTTTGAAGATCATTGAAAGATTCTCAAGTTTTTCAATGGCATCTTCAATGTTCGAGAAACCTCGCCCGTTACCGACGACAAGAAACTCAGTATGTCCCACGTTTAAAACACCTTCGGTTGCTAAACTTGAACTGGCATTGATGCACCACTCTCTACCAACAGCAGCGCTGACACCAGACCCGTTCTCTCTCCCTTTAGATGAAATGGCTCATCATCAGTCAATCATATTGTGCAACAGTGGCAGTCCTGCCCGTCGCCATCTCCCACCGGCGCACGGCGACGTCGCAATAGGCCGGGTCCAGTTCCACCGCGCGGCAGCGCCGCCCGGTGCGTTCCGCAGCGATCAGCTGGGTGCCGGAGCCGCAGAAGGGTTCGAACACCAAGTCGTCGGGATTGCTGAATGCCTCCAGCACCGCCTCGGCCAGCGCGACGGGGAACACGGCCGGGTGCGATCCGGCCGCGCCCAAGCCCCCTTTGTGGCGCATGATACGGAACACAGAGTCCGGAATGCGGTGGCTCTGGATCGCGTTGCCGGTGCCGGTCTTGGCGGGGACGGTGCCGTCGGCCCCGCGTAGACCACCGCCGCCGAGAGTTTCGCCCGCGTGCTTGGACGGGACGGTCTTGTGCGGTTTGCGTGGGCTTCGGTTGAAGTGGAATATGAACTCGTGCGACGGGGCCAGGCGGCCGTTCCAGTCGCCCGGCAATCCCGGCCCCTGATCCCAGACATACCAACCAAAGCGCCGCCAGCCAGAGTTGCGCATCCATTCCACCCATCCTTCCCAATAGGGCTGCCATTCACTGTCGCGATGCACGAGGCCGAGATTGACCAGCAGCTGGGCATCGGTCGTGACCGGCGCTGCGCTGAAAACGCCCTGCATCAGCGCATCCCAATCC